GACCAAGATGTCGTCAACGAGTTGCTCAATCGTTAAAATACAGAATCTATCATCATGGAAGTATCAGACATGGCCGAGATCGACCCTGTGAAATATGGTGTGCTCTGGGAGCGCGTGCAGAACTATGAGCGCAGGTTCGATGAGATGAGCGTCAAGATGGACAAGATGGAGGCCAACGTCGAGAAGCTGGTGGCCCTTGCCAACCAGGGGCGCGGTGGGTTCTGGGCAGGCATGGCCTTTGTCTCGTTTGTCTCCAGCGCCATTGGGTTTGGTCTCAGTTGGCTCAAGGGTCACTGATGTACACCCTTGGTCCACGCTCCAAGCAGCGCCTGAGAGGGGTTCATCCCGATCTGGTTCAAGTGGTTGAGCGTGCCATCAAAATCACCGATGTGGACTTCACGGTGCTTGAAGGACTCAGGGCACCCGAGCGCCAGAAGGCACTGGTGGAGGCCGGGGCCAGTCAAACGCTCAACTCGCGCCACCTGACGGGTCACGCTGTTGATCTGGGAGCTTGGGTTGACAACCAAGTCGATTGGTCGTGGCCCCTGTACCACAAGATTCACATCGCCATGCTGGCAGCGTCCATTGAGTTGCAGATTCCCATCGAGTGGGGCGGCAACTGGAAACGGTTCAAGGACGGACCCCACTACCAGCTGCCTTGGAAAGACTACCCATGATCTGGCAAGCACTCATCCCGGTCATCGGCGGCATCTTGGAAAAGGTGCTGCCAGACCCACAGGCCGCGGCAGACGCCAAGATCAAACTACTCGATCTGGCGCAGCGCGGCGAGTTGGCCGTGCTGGATGCAGAAACCAAACTGGCCTTGGGCCAACTCGATGTGAACAAGGTGGAGGCAGGCACCGACATGTTCCGTGGCGGCTGGCGTCCTGCAACAGGCTGGGCCTGCGTTTTCGGTCTTGTGTACCAGTTCCTTGTCCAGCCGCTTTTACCCTGGTTGCTGGCCGTTCTGGGCGTCTCTGTGCCACCGTTGCCACCCATCGACAACGAAACGCTCATGGTCTTGCTCACTGGCATGCTGGGATTGGGTGGCCTACGCACGTTTGAGCGCATCAAGGGCAAGGCTTAGGACCAGTGGACGGCACAGGCCGCAAGAAACCCCATCCACAGCATTCCAAAGACCCCCAGCAGTACCCAGTAGGCCAGCTTCCGCAGTTGGTAGCGCCAGACGCTCGGCGGCAGTGGGTCGGCGGCCATCATGACGGGCTTGGCCTTCGCTACCCGGGCCGGGCACTCTCGGCCCTGGTTACAGTCATTCGTGCAGCAGTTCATACAACGGCTCTCGCTTTCTTGTGGTTGATGTCTTTGATGATTTCGTGCAGGGCTTTCTCCATCTGCGCGACTGTGCAGCGTTCAAGCTGCGCGTCATGAATCTCCATGACGGTGTTAGCGGCGTTCAATTCGGCACCGGTGAACACGAACCTGTCTCCCTTGGCAACGCCCCTCTTGCACATCGTGAGCAGCGCATCCTGACCCGCCCTGATCTCTTGCGACCAGTCCTTGCCCAGTGATGCGTCAACCCTCGTCAGCGCCTCGGTGACGTTGAACGCCTCAATCAGCACGTCCATGTCTTTGCGAGTGGCAGTGCCCTCTACCACGCAGCGCAGCGCCAAGTGGTTCTTGATTCGCACGTTGCTCATGACCTCGGTGGCCGTCAGCACGGGCTTCATGCCTGCAATGACCCAGTTGAGTGGGTCGAGAAGTTGAGCCTTGGGTCGGTACTTGCTACGCTTTTTCATCCGACTTCCTTTTGATGTGAACCTGTGGCGGCTCGTTGGCAAGCCATATCGTGTAGCTCTTTGTGCGATGGTCCTTGCGCTGGCGCATGGTGACGCTGGCACGCAGGTTCCTGTTGTCCAAGAAGCGTTGCAGCGCCTTCCTCATGCCGCCGAACTCATGCTCTGGCACCAAAAGCGCCTGTTTGAAGTCGAGTAGGACGGTAAATTTGGCGTCATGCTGCGTTTCACCTTTGCGCTTGGTGCTGACTTGCGGGATCGGAACAAACTTGATTACTTCTTCGCCAGTAAAGATGTTGGTGACTGGTGCGAATCGAGTTGCGGTCATGTGTTCTTCTCGCGTAGTTTGGCTTCAATGGCTCGGGCAACCCATTTCACAAGTTTCTTGCCTTTGATTGTGTTACTGAACATCGCGTCCAATTCATCCTGACTCAGCCCAACCCATTGCCGCTGTGCTTTGTAATGACACAGCCCAGTGCTGCAAATAAATTCTTGTGCGGGTGGGGTGGTGTATCCAAACAATTCCGCGAACTCACGCAACATATATGTCCCGTGAGAGCCGTCATCAAACTTGATCTCAGGCGATCCACCGGCGGTCAAATACACAACCGTCCCAAGGCTTTCGTCATCAATGCAAACAACCCTATCGCCCACTTTTGGCATACGCATCGCCACAGGCTGCACAGCCTTCAACGCTGCAACCTCCCGCCTCGAATCAGCTAACGCATCACTTAATATTTCCACTTGACGGTTGGTTGCTTCGAGTTCGGCTTGCAGGTCGGGTGCTGGCTGTGCGGGTGGGGTGGTGTAGAGGGGCGTCCATTCCTTGCGGTCACGCCAGCCCATTTCGTCATCGCGGTAGAACTCAATATATGGGCCGCAATCTGGCCCCCATCCCTCTTTCATCCACGCCACAGGCTCCTGCGCAGGTGCTGGTTGTGCAGGTGGGGTGGTGTACGTCTTTAGCCTCTCAACAACATCAGCGCCTGTGTGCCCATCAAACTCAAACAAAGCGCGTTCAGTTTCTGGTACAGCGAACAAGTCCCAGTCTTTTGCTTCGTAATGGTTGCTGATTTGTCCATCAGGCAAAACTGCCACAACGATGAACCAGCCACCACCAAAGCACAGTTCGCCATCGTGGTGACGCCATGACTTGTGCACCGAGCATTTGCCACCAGCCGCCCACTCGTTAAACAGTGCGGCGTTGTATGCCTTGCGGAACTCGTACAGTTCGTTGAACGTGTGATAGCCGTCTGAAGTGTTGCCATCAATCGCCACGGGCTCCTGCACAGGTGCTGGCTGTGCAGCGGGGTGCTCTTTCAGGATGGCGTCAATCATCTCAATCGCAATGTTTGCATGAACGCACGGATCACGACTCAGGAGCGTCTTGATTGCGACCAAGCCGCCGCTTACGCCAGAGGGTAAGGACTGCACAGCTGCTGCGGGTTTGTAATGACACAGCCCAGTGCTGCACACGATCTCTTGTGCGGGTGGGGTTGTGTAGACGGGGCCAATCTTTTGATGCCGTGGGTTGTTCTTCTCAAAACCCCACTCAACCTGCTGAACATCGACAACCGTAGTCAATCCAGTTTCTTCATGCTGGAACAAGTAACCAATAGGCTCCTGCACAGCCTTCAAAGCTGCAACTTCACGCCTTGCCTCAGCCAGCGCATCACTCAGGATTTCCACTTGACGGTTGGTTGCTCCGAGTTCTGCAAGTGCTTCACGCAGTTCATCCAGCGTGATGCAACCTGACTCAACACTTTTCATGTACTCTGCTTTCCAATCGGGTTCTTGCAATGCTTCTGTGCTCATAACCCCAACTCCTTCAATGCAGCCTGCAACCCGGCCAAGCCACCCACGCGCTGGCCTTCGATGAATATCTGCGGCATCTGGCGGAAACCCAAGCCGCAAACAACCTCGATCCAAACAACCTCGATCTCCTCCAAGGTCATCCCATCGGCGCTGTACTCGTCGTACCCGATGCCCTTGTCATCCAGTAGCCGCTTGGCAGCGGTGCAGTTGGGGCAGCCAGACTTTGTGTAGATGGTGATGTTCACTGTTGCTCCTTCAGTAATGTTCCAATGAATCTTGAGCACCGTGTGCATTGGTACAGGTAGTGGTTTGGTCTGCGCCAAGCGATGCCAAAGGTGCTTGGGTACCAGTTGTGTTTGCAGGTCATTTGGACACCTCACGCATCTCCCAGCCCAGCAAGAACATGGGCCAGCGCACTTGCAAGCCGGGGTTTAAATATTTGCCTGTTGGCGACTTAGAAAAGTCATCATGTCCTTTGCCGCGCATCACGGCCTCAAACACTCGTTGTGCTTGGCTCATGACTGATCTCCTTCCATTGTCTCCTTGAGAAACGAGGTCAAGCGTTTGATCTTGCCCTTATGGAACTCAACCATGCGAGATGCATACTCGTGCGCCGTGTGTGCAGCGAGTAACTCGCGCCGGGACTCCTCAAGCTCCCGTAGCGCAATGGACTCGGGACTCGGTGGCGCGTACAGCGACTGAGCAATTTGAACTAACTTCATGACATTTACTCCGGTTGTTGGTGTGACACAAGTGTATCACACATTCTTGGACATGCGATATTCTTTGATTGCCTTGCGTAACCCTGCTTCAGTTGATGCCTTGTCGTCCAGCGCCAAAGCCTGTGCTTGGTCCAAGGTGGCTTGGCACAAGATGCGGTGACAGATCACCGGCACCCCTTGACCCTGGCGGCGCACCCGGGCGTTGAACTGAGCGTAGAGGTCAAGTGACCAGTTGAGGCCGAACCACACAAGGATGTGCCCATTGGCCTGCAACCCGTCAATCCCGTGACCCATGCTTGCAGGGTGCCCGATCATCAAGGAGCAGTCGCCCGTCTTCCAGCGGTGCATGGCGTTGGTCAACGATGCCTCGCTCTTGCAATCGGTCAGGTTGATCGGGTCCAAGTGCTTGAACCTCTCCATGATCCTGGCAGCGTCAGACCTGTAGGCGTACGAGCACAGGATCGGTGACCCGTTGGCCTCGTCAATGATGTCCTCAAGAGCGTCCAGCTTCAGGTCATGCACCGGCTCCCACAGCGGCATCCCTGGCACCGGATACATTGCGCCGTTGCTGAATTGCAAGCACTTATTGGTCAGCGATGCCTGATTGAACGCCTCCACCGTAGTACCGCTGTCAAGGGTCAGGAAGAACTCTTTCTCCATCCTCTCGTACATGGCCCGCAGGGTGTCGGGCATCTCGATCTCAATGTTGTTGACCATGAGGTCGGGCAGCGGGTTGTAATCCTCTGCGCTCATCTCAAGCGTGATGTCTCCGATCAACTTCTTGATCGTGTCCTCGGTGTCCTCGTAGGGTATCTCTTTGTACGGTCCTGCCTTGCGGTAGAACCGGGTGCGGAACGCTGTCTTGCTGGTGCCCAGGCGCTCACCCCTGTCCACCACAAGGAACTGACCATGCAGGTCTTTGTACCCGTTGGAGGCCGGGGTGCCCGTGAGGCCCGTAGTCCAGTCGAATTTGTCAGCGATCTTGCGAAACGCTTTGACCCGGTTCGTGGCGCTGTTCTTCATCTTGCTGATCTCATCCCACACGATGCCGTTGAAGGGCATCGGGCGATCCTTCTTGACGAAGTAGGTCTGAAGCGTCTCAGAAAGCCAGCCGAGGTTTTCGTAGTTGATCATGTAAATGTCAGCGGGGCGCAGCAGGGCGCGGGTGCGCTGGTCCTTGGTGCCCGTGATCATGCTGAACTTGAGGTGGTTCAACTCTTTCCATTTGACAGCCTCCTGACGCCAGACCAGACGGATGACTCGGATGGGGGCCACGATGATCACGCCACGCAGGAAGCCCGCATTTATCAAATGCACGATGGATGTAAGGGTGGTAACTGTCTTTCCCAACCCCATGTCTGCCCATATCATTGAGTTGGGTCGAGTACATTGAAAATTGACAATTTTCTTTTGGTACTCGTGCATCAAGCTTAACGTCAGCATCCCATCACCATCACGTCGATCATCAGCTTACCCTCGGCCACGTTGTCGATGACAAACACGTTGACCATGTGCTGCCGGAGCCTGTCGTGCTCTCGGTACTGCGCTGGCGTGGGCACCTGCCCCTCGCGCTTGAACTCGCAGAACCACATGCGCCCATCGGGTCCGATAAACAGACGATCAGGCACAGCGGCACGGGCTGGACTGGTGAACTTGTACGCCAGCACACCCTTGGACTTGGCGTAGTCGCAGACCTTGGCCTCAATTTGTTTTTCCAGCATCTCGTGTCTCCAGTTCAATCAGCAATTCGATGTAGTGCTTGGCCTTCTCAAGATCGGCGATGCCGTTCTTCTTGCGCCAGCGGGATACGTACTTGATCACGTTGCCTTCCATATACCCAATTGCGTTGGCGTGGATGTATTCGACTGGCTGGATCGCTTGGTCTTTGTAGTGGTCACCTGCGACTTGTTTATCCAATGCGTTCATTTCAAACTGAGGCAGAGTTTTTCTACCTCCCTCACGTAGTAGTCAAAATCAACTGGCAATTTGCCAGCATCCCGGATGTCGTTGCAGGGCTGCACGCCCCATCCCGACTCAACGCCAATCTTGCGCCACACCTCAGGCTTGGCCTTCAGGGGTGGCATCCACTTGAACAGGCGACCACCACCTTGGGCGATGTAGTACCGGGTCGTGTTTTGAAGCTGTGACGCCACACCCTCGTGTTCGATTGCCAGATAGCTGGAGCGCGGCACCTTGGTGCGCAACATGAAGTCCATGATGTCGGGCCACTGCTCCACGGTCTCGCGGATCGAGGCACCTTCAACCAACACCTTTTCGGCCACCTTGGCGATGACCAGAGCACCGTGGTTCTGGTGCCACTCCATGTCGTACTCGTAGGCACCTTT